AAATGGCAAGCACCAAACGGCCATGTTGTATGGACACGATCTTATTTCAGACCAGGTACAAGAGATGCCACACATAACCCTCTTGAAGGTCTTAACATAACATCAGGTCTTGCTTTGATCGATGAGTGTCAAACACTATCCGAAGAGGTAGCACAGAAGACTTTAGGCCGCCTAAGATCAGGTCCATCACCAAAGTTAATTATGGTCGGTCTTCCTGTTTGGGATGCTTGGTGGGTAGCTTTTGCAGAAAGAGCAAATTGCCAACCGATCCTACACTCAAGCCATGTCAACAAAGCCAACTTGAGTGATGCTTGGTTTGAAGCGGTCAAGAATTTGCCTGAGATCGAACGCCTTGCCATGGTGGAAAATCAACCTCGTCCACCTCAAGGCATTGTCTTTTCTGAGTGGACGCATTCGCATGTGATCGAGGGATGGCAATATGATCCATCAATGAGCGCTCGTATTGCAGTCGACTTTGGCTTTAGAAAGCCTTCCGTTTTGATTTTGGCACATGATCCACATCTTCAAGCAGATGTCATTTGTGCTGAGATCAACCCCCAAGAGATCACCTTAAGTCAACTCGCAAAAGAGATTTTAAAAATAGCTTGTCCTCGTGAGCTTGCACATCTCTATCCCAATCGCATCTTGCTAGATGGTGCATGTGGTGATAAGGCAGGCAGTGCTAGATCAGATCGTACTGCTCAATCTGCTTTTATTGAGCTCAAACAGCCTCCAGAGAAAGGTGGCATAGGAATGCCATTTAGGTGGGTAACCGATCCCATTCGAGTTGATATCATGAACGGCGTTCAAAGGCTCAAGCGACTGATCCACCAAAGAAAAATCCTATGCACCAAAGAGGTGTGGGATCGTGGAGAGCATGCAACAGGCAATAGCTTTAGAAAAGCAATTGTTTCTTATGCTTGGGATGGCAAAGAGATGCCTAAAAAAGACGGTCGAGAGGATCCACTAGATGCCTTGAGATACGATGTTATAAATTGGAGTTGGAGAGATAGCGACCTTCCTAGCATGGTCAATGACATCACAGCCAAAACAGGACAAATCGGCCAAAGGTCTGTAAAGATCATCAAAAAACTTAACTTTTAGGAAAACAACATGAAAACGGACTTAAATTTTTATCTTGATATTCGAAGCGTAAAGCATGGCTTTAAAAATACTGCAGGCTCTTTTGAGCTAGATGAAAGGCTTTGTGAAATAGAAGATCAGATCGAGCAAGACAGAAAAAGAAAGCTTGATCTTCAAGCAACTTATTGGAAAAAAGAAGGCAAACGAAGACCGTCAATGCAATTCGATATTGCTAAAATTCAATCGATGATTGAGCAAAAAATCATTTGGGTAAAGATCGCTGATGCCTTTGGAGTGAGTGATCACTGCATGCGACAATTTGCAAAAAGAAATGGCATTTATGTTGCCATATCAGACAGAGCTAGAAAGAAAAAGTATTTAAATATTGATGAGCTCAAGGCATTGATTGACAAAGGTTTAACTTGGCAAGAGATAGGCAAAAAGCTAAATGTGAGTAAACAGCTTGTGATATTGAGAGCCATAGAGCTTGGCCTTAGCAAGCAAACCAAACGATTTTTTATTGACACTGAAAAGCTCAAGACCTTAGTTGAGCAGGGATTGAGTTGGATAAAGATAGGTAGGCTTTTAGGTGTTAGCGACTACACTGCTCATCGTAGAGCCGCTGAGCTTGGTTTTATCAAACAGTACACAAAGAGAAAGAAAAGCGATGCTGATCAACTTAAAAGCTTAGTTGAACAGGGATTGAATTGGACGGAGATAGGCAAGAGTTTAGGCGTTAGTCATGTATCTGCACGAGAGAGAGCCAATAGGTTAGGCATCTTCAAGCAAGACAACAGGAGAAAAACAAATGAATAAGATACTTTTAGGCGATTGCCTTGAGCTACTGCCAACAATAGCAGACAAATCCGTTGATATGATCTTATGTGATTTGCCTTATGGTACGACTGATTGCGAATGGGATTCGATCATTGATATGGGTAGGCTTTGGCAAGAGTATGAGCGAGTGATCAAAGATAATGGTGCTATCGTGCTGACTGCCAATGCTAAATTTACTATTTTACTTGGTGCAAGTAATTTGAAACTCTTTAGATACAAATGGGTATGGGTAAAAACTACCCCAACAATGTTTTTACAAGCCAATAAAATGCCTATGCGAAAGTATGAGGAAGCTTTGGTTTTTTATAAAAAATTGCCTACCTACAATCCACAAAAAGAAACGAGTGAAAAAATAAGAAAAAATAAAGGAGGGGGTAAATTAGGTGGTAAAAATCAAATATGGAATGAGAATTTTATAAAAATCCCAATGACATATGATAGTTATTATCCAACAGATGTTATTTATTTTGATGATGATTTAAATAGAATCCATCCAACGCAAAAGCCTGTGGCTCTATTTGAATACCTGATCAAGACCTACACAAACGAAGGTGATCTAGTGCTTGATAATTGCTCAGGTAGTGGCACAACAGCAATCGCCTGTATCAACACAAGTAGGCAATATATTTGCATGGAGAGAGATGAAGGATATTATCAAAAATCGGTTGAGAGAGTGGCAAATCACGAGCCTTTATTGCAACTGCTTAATCAAAAATCTTAGTGTTGCATCTTCTTTAATTTGGCTTCTAGCTGGTCTAGACGATCCACAAGCTCATCATCACCAAGCTGAATTTTAGTAGCTTGTTTAGCTTGCTCATTGATCCTTGCTTCTAGTGTGTTGATCTTCTTTTCAATCTCATGTCTCTCAAAGTCGCAGACAAGTGCATGGTCTTTGTCCTCTTGGCTTTTCTTATTCATCTTTTGAAACATCAACACGATCAAGATGATGAGCGCCAAAGGTGTGTTGTCTTTTGTGATTTTCATCAACTGCTGGAATTGGTCGATCTCAGGAGGTAGCTCTAAAGTCTGAGCAATTGGCTTAACATCTTGAGGTTGTGTTTGCATGATTGGGGCATCATCGGGCAACGGTAAAGTCAAAAACATGTCATCATCTTTCTTTATGTATATGAATTGATCATCTATCATTTTAATGGCTTTTTTAATAGGCTTATCAACTTTTTTCACATCGTAGTGCATGATGATTTTTGCACCTGCTTTAAATTCGCAATCTTCAATCTCATAGATTTGACCTTTGAAAAATAGCTTGCCTGTTTGTGTGATAAAAAACTCATCATCGATTGAACACATTTTTATTCTCCTTTGTGTTTTGTTGATATAGCACCGATCTGATCTGTGTATACTTTATTGCTTTACCTTGCACAGGTCAGATTTTTGCAATTTTTATGAAATTATGTTTATATTTCTTGATTTTAATTTGTCTTGATGTGATAGAATGGTTTAGAGAGGTATAGAATAATGACAAGTTACCCATATATGACAATGAAATCAGCAGGTGCTGAATTTCCATATCAACCACAAAAGCCAACTTATAAGCAATATGGCATCAGTGGAACTTCTATTATGGGGGGCTATATCTCAGGCAAAGAGCAAAATAATGCTTTATCAGGTCGTGCATGGACAAGAGAAGCTGAGGACATGCTCGCAACTGATCCAATTGTCAGACGGTCTTGGTCTTTAGTTAAGCAAACTCTTCTAAGTGCAAAATGGGAATTTAAAGCTGGTATTGATGGAGATCAAACAAGTGAAGAGCTCGCAAGATTTGCAAACGAGGCCTTTGGCTTTGCTGGATATCCTGGCATGATGGACACATCTTTTGAGGATCAACTAAACTATTTACTTGAATTTATTCCACACGGTTGGAGATATGCAGAAGAAATTTACTGCATAGAAAAAGATAGTCTTGGTAAAGAGAAGGTCTTCTTAAAAAGATATGCAGATAGAGAGCCTTCATCTCATCAACAATGGCTTTCTATTGATGGTCAAAATCTTGACGGTGTTATTCAAATAATGGTTGGTGGTGTTGTGCCTGATCCTATCCCTGCTTCAAAGCTTTTGCTATTGACTCTCAATAGAACAGGCTCAAACTTTGAAGGCATTGGGCTTTTACGGCCTTGTTGGTGGTGGTGGAAAGAAAAGCAAAGATCAGCGACACTCATGGCAATTGGCCTTGAAAAGTGGGCTGTGCCTACTCCTAAAGTCGTGGTTGATCGAGAGATTGCTGAACGATTAGGCGTTTCAGACGGTGATATCTCAGCTATGATCTCAGAAGCAGAAGCACAAGCACAAGCTTATATCTCTCAAGAGCAATCCTATCTTGTTGAGAATACGGTTGTCAAATTCGACACATACGGTAAAGATAGTGGCTTTAATGCACAAGGTGCTTTGCAAGTCATTCAAGAGTGTGATAATCAAATCTCTCAAGCTTTCATGGCTCAATTTATGAATTTGGGGATCAGCGATACAGGCTCAAGATCGGTCGGTGAGGTGCATCTATCTGTTTTCAGAAGAGCCTGCATCAACTTTCTGGACTTGGTAGCTAGTGCAATCAGTGGACAAGATAGACGATGCGGCGGAACGATCGGTCGTTTGATCTCTTGGAACTATGGCAATATTGAAGCTACAAAATATCCTAAACTCGTACATATGGGCTTAGATACAGATGCACTTGCAGATGCCTTGATCTCCTTGCCTTCTTTAGTACAGGCTCAACTGTTGACACCAGATGATGATCTTGAGCAATCGATCAGACAAAAAATAGGCGCTGGTCAATTGCCAAGTGAAGCAAGCAGATCAGCAAAAGATCGAGCAATTTCTCAAAATCCATCCCTTGCGATGATGGAGAGATTGAGAGCACTGAAATGAATGAGAAACAAATTCAAATGGCAAAGCAAAGGCTGATGAATAAGCGATTTCAAGCTTATGCTGATTTGCCTAAAAAATATGCTGGCATCTCTTTTACTCCTCCCCAAGGTGTGCGAGATAATGCAATTCGTGCCTTGAAAAAACGAGCAGAACAGCCACCTTCAAAAAGAGGTATGACTGCAGTAGGAATTGCAAGAGCAAGAGACCTTTCAAATGGTGTATCCGTTTCACCTGAAACTATCAAGAGAATGGTGGCTTATTTCACTAGACACGAGGTAGATAAGCAAGGCTCAACATGGGAGGAATATGGCAAAGGTCGTCAAGCTTGGGATGGATGGGGCGGTGATGAGGGCTTTACCTGGTCGAAAAAGGTATTGGCTCAGATGGATAAGGCTGATGAAAAATCGAAGAGTCTTGCATTATCTGAGCGTCTTGACTTATTCAAGGGGCAAGATATTAAGATTTTATCTTTAGGCAAAGTCAATTCAAGAGTTAGCGGCTCCACTATCCAAGAGATCACTCCTCAAATTCTATCTGAGCTTGTGAGAGTTTTCTATGATCGCAAAGGTAAAGACCCTGTGATCATCGATTGGAATCATCAGTCATCTCCCTTTGTTAACAATGGACCTTCAACACCTGAGCAATCAATGGCATTCGGTGAGATCGCTGATATCTATCTCAAAGACGATGCACTTTTTGCAGTACCGTACTATACTCAAAAAGGCGTTGAGCTCGTTGAAAAATCCCAAGGTCTTCTATATCCATCCCCCGAATTTCAAGTAGGCGATTTATATAGTAGAGATGGAAACGGTGAGAAAATTGGCAATGCTCAATTGTTAGCAGTCACATTGACACCACGACCAGCACAAACAGAAAACAAAATTTCCCGCGTTTTACTCATGGAGAACATAATGAATCCTGATGAACTCAAAGCAATGACACCTGAGCAATTAGTTGCTTTGGTGCTTGAAAAAGATCAACTCGTCAAGCAACTTGAAGCACAAATTGAAGGCCTCAAATCTGAAAATGATAGCTTGGTAGCACCTGAAGATGGCATGCCTTCAGGTGGTAACGGTGAGGTTGAAATCGAGATTGATGGTGAAGGCATGGACAAAAAGAAGATGGCTGAAAAAGTCGCTTGTGCTGAAAATAATGCTTTGTCTGAGCGTGCAGAAGCCAAACTCTTAAATGAAATGTCTGCTCAAATCACAACCTTATCTGAACAAGTTAAAAAGCTTGAACAAGAGAAGCATGTTGCCGAAAGAAAAAGCATTGTTGATGCTCTTTTAAACACAGGCAAGATTGCACCTTCTG